GAGGCGATGCGAAGGTCGAGCGCCGAAGTCTCGACTCGCTTGAGGATCGTCGGGCTGTCGACGCCAGCGTGACGCTCGGTCACCTGGGCCTTCGCCGCCTCGATGCGGGCCGCACGGGCCTCGAGCTCCACGAGCTCGGCCTTGCGGGCCTCGAACGTCTCGAGGGCCGCAGTGAGCTCCTCGTCCTCGTCGGGGGTGATGTCATCGATCTCGGAGAGTCGGACCACGGTGGACCGGATCTCCTCGACCTGGGCACGAAGTTCGTGCAGGTTCATGGGTTTCCTCACTTGAGGTAGAGAGCAACCAACGCTTCGCGTTGGGCTCGGGTTCTGGGGGCAGGCTCCGAGTGGACGATGTCCGAGTCGGCAGCGATGGATCCCGAGTGATCGGCGATCGGGTCGGGATCAGTGGCGAGCGACGTGATGTCGGTGCCATTGGCGAGAATGCGTGCGATTTCGCTACGCACCTCAGGGTCTTGCAGAGCGTCGAGTGCCTGTCGGGATCGAACACCCACAGTCGTCTGCTCGTATGCAGGGAACACGACCGGTCCGACCTCGTACAGGGCGACCTCGTTGATGGTCCGCTCGAGAATACCGTCCTTGCCTCGGACGATCTTGTCACCGTTGGCCGGCACCGAGAATCGGAAACTCATGCCATCGATCGCACCATCACGAATGGCATCGCGCACTGGTTCGACGAGCCAGTTGTCGGAGAGGCGCGCCTTGACCTTCAGTCCGCGCTCGTCCTCAACGATGCTAGTGATCCGACCGAGCGGAATGCTGCCGATCAGCGGATGCGAACCGTGATCGAACTGGAGGACAGGCATTCGCTGGCCGAGGGTTCGCTTGAACGCGCCCGGAGCGATGCGCTCCCGAAACGTCCCTTCCCACGAATCGATGTCCGTCCATTCGTTGAACACTGCCGCATACCCGGTGAGGGTCAGCCCATCCTCTGAAGGCATGGCACGGAACTCGACGGTGCGTGACAGGTTGTCTCGAACGAACGTCGGAACGGTGTCGGTGTCTGTGTCGATGATCGTCACATCGGTCATCCGGGCGTCCTGTTCGTCTGCCGCGATTGCGGTGCTCTTGTTCGCGAACCAGGCGCGTGCCGGTTCGGGATCGGTCGGGTCGATGCCCCACAGGTAGTGGGCGACTGCGCCGTTACCGGGCCAGCCGTCAGCATCGGGGTCAGTGTTCTGGTTGGCATCGAGGTCGACAGCGTGTCGAGCAGCCCAGGCGTTCGCTCGGATCACCTTGTCGGATGTGATCTCACCGCGAGCCATTGCGCGTGCTTCCCGGATGGTGCGTTCGACGAGGCCGTCGCCGCCGTAACCATCGGCTCGCAGTTCGAGTCCTCGAGCAGCTGCGTCTCGGATGTATTGGGGAACTGCGAGGTCCACCGCGCGCATCCCTGACTCCGCGATGTTCAATGCGGTCAGGTGATCCTCGGCTTCGGCGAGGGTCGTATGGCAACCACCCGGGATGGTTTCGCCGGTGTCGTCCTTGACGACCGCATACCCGTCACAGTCGGGCTGGTCGTTGGCGATGTGCCAGGGCATCAGACCGTCGTGTCCGGGACGACGACCTGGTCGGGTGCCGGCGGTTGGAGCTGCACCGAGTAGAGGCCGGTGTGCTGGAGGACAGTGAAGTCACCGGTCGTAACGGCACGCACCGCCGAATCAGGAACGAACCCACCACGAATCAGGGCTTCGATCGTCAGGGCATTCCGGTTCTGAATGTCGGCCGTGTCCTTCACGTCCTCCTGAAGGAACATCACATCCCGATCATCGAACCAGAGTCGGCTCCCACCATCCGGGGGTGGCACCAGATTCGACAGGGATCCGCATGCCGCACGCCACAACGGTCGCAACGTCCCGTCAGCGAACCGGCGGCGAGTCGCCGTGTAGTTACCCGCATTCAGCGCAGAACCGGCAAGACCTTCACTGATACCGACGATCGAGGCCGGTACGCCCGCCGCACTGGCGATCCGAGTTTCGCCGGCACCCTGCACGGCTGCCATCGCGATCTCCTGGAAGTTGGAGCCGATGACCTTCGCATCCGCACCACCACCCAGGTACAGGGTCTTGTAGGCGTTGCCGACTCCACGATGCTTGGCTTCCATTGCCTCGCGGAACTTGTCGAACGCCTCCTTCGATACCGAAGGATCGAAACTGATGACCATGTTCGGAGTTGCTGCATTCGACAGGTAGGCCGACTTGTAGTCGGTCAACTGTCCATCGACCTGCACATCCTGAATGACTGCAGACAGCCAGCTCGCACCCTTGTAGGGACTGAGCGGCGAGGCGAGCGGCCGGTAATGGCAGATGTCGCTCGGGTTGAAGAATGCGACATCGTCGTTGTTGTCATTGACGAGCGTGTACCCGACGAGGCGTTTCCCGACACTGCGACCCGAGACCTGGTCCTCGACATCACCGGTGACGATGATGACCTTCGTCGGATCGAGGCGGAGCAGTTCATTGTTCGCTCGGATCCAGTACGAGTTCCCGTAGAGACTCGCATCGGCTTCCATGCGAGCCAACAGGTCGCCGGTCGTAGCGGCCGGCCAGGGTTGCTCGAGGATCGCAAGATCCGGGGTCCCATACAGGTCGCCGGGTCGGCCCGACGAATACCGTTGAAAGACGAACCGAGCCTCGGAGAACACCATCATTCGAACGTGAATGCACGCTGCGACGATCGGGTTACGAGCACCCTCGAGGGCCGTGAGCTCCGGGATCGAACCCGACGGACTCACATACTGGACACCGTTGAATCCGAAACGCGTGAACAGGTTCTGATAGTCGGTGAGGGACATTCCCGACCGTGACTCGGTCGAACGTCCGATGAGTCGTCCCAACACTTACAAGCCACCGATCGTCATCGCTCGAACCGCTCGAGCGCCATACCGAACAGAATCAACAGGACACCGAGCGCAACGATCCCTGCCCATGCGACGAGCAAACCCAGACCGATTGCGATCGCGATGCCTCCGCTGACCTCCAGCATGAGTGCCCACCTCGTCAGTCCCATGCGACCCACGCCTCCGCACCATTCGCCCGATTCGATGCTGCCCGCTCATAGGCGAGTGTGATCGCTACGAGTGGGCTGATGTCTGCGCTTGTATCGGAACGAGCCCACGACCAGGAATCACCAGACGTGCGTCGACGTGCCGCAGCGATCGCCTCATCGAGAAGATCGTGCCGTCGGATCTGCAGTTTCCGATCTGACACTGCGTCATAGAACACGCCGCACGCGTTCGCGACCTGCCGGCTGGACAGTTTCTCGACGTGGACGCCAGCACCTTCGATCGCATCCAGCAGCGACCCGGCCGGCCCATACCCATCGAGGACGACTGGTGCATCCCATCGGGCAATCAGTTCCCGGATGCGTTCAACGATCCAGGACACTCCGGGCCGATGATCGACAAGTTCGATCCGGCCCTGCTCATCTGATACTGCGATGCTCGCTGCGGAGCGTTCCGCATTCACGTCGACAGCGAATGCGAGACGACCTTCGGGTCGAACCAGAGGATCACACACCTGATCCCATACGCTCGCCGGAATGATCCGCTCATCCGACGTGGTCGCCTGATTCAACCAGGACCGACGAAAGTCGCCCTCGCTCATCGTTGCTCGAGCATGAGCAACGACCTGCTCATCGATGGTGTGTCCCAGGGCTGGCATACAACTACGCCAGGTTCGAGGATCATCGATGTCCGCTGCCTCATCGGCTGACCATTCGAAGTAGGCGATCCCAGTGCGATCACCATTCGTGACCGCAGCACGACCAGCTTCGATCTTCCGATTCAGATAGACCGATGCTTCCGTCCCTGCGGTCGACACGACCAGGATCTGAGCGGCCGCCCGGGTCGCCATCGCCGGTAGGAGAGCCTGCTCCCGACGATCATCGGTATCGGCGAACGCCTCGTCGATGACCCCAAGGTCGATGGTGCGTCCGTGGCCGGCGGCTTCCGATGTGGCGAGCACATCGATGCGACTGCCGTTCTTGAACACGATCGCTTCGGTCCCAGCACCCCGGAACACCCGATCGACCGCAGCCCTCATTGGTGAATGATTGATGAGAGGAGCTTGGTCGTCGATCAGTTTCCGGCGAGCATCCCATCCGGTCTGCGCCGTGTAGGCACAGCGTTGGACGGTCGGCCATCGCAACGCACGTTGCAGTTCCCATCCGAGAACCAGCGTCGTCTTCCCCGACTGGCGAGGAACCGTCACGACGATCTCACGATACGCAGGCAACCCGGTATCGGTATCGAGTTCGAGTCCGACATCAGCGACCTGCTGTTGCCAGGGCATCAACTCTTGACCCAACTGGCGAGCAATCGCCGCGACCTCAGGTCCGAGGCTTCGCCTTGCTGGGCTTCGGGGAGTCGCCCACCTCGGCTGACAGATCGGCGAGGAGCTGCGCGAAGTCGTCCGGGCCACCATCGTCAACCAGCCTCAGGGTTTCCAAGGCAGCCCGATACTCACGCCACAGCGACGCATTCGTCGGTTCACTATCGACCGCATCAGCGAGAGCACGGGCTGCTGTAACCCTCGCTGCATCAACCTGTTCCAGACGACCAGTCGCCTCGAGGGCTGCGACCATCTCATCGACCGCAGTGCGATTCCGACCGTGCGCCGGCTTCGCTGTCCGCTTCCGAGGAGCCGCTTTCTTCGGAGTGGTCATCAGGTCCCCACCAGCACATCGATCAGATTCGACAGGTCACCGAGGATCCGCTTCGACCCATCGAACGGTCGACTCGTCACGGTCAAATACCGTTCGGTCGCATACACCTCAACCATGCCGCCATGCCAGGAGAACCGGCGACCACCCGAGAACCCGGATGCTCGACCCCAGATGTGCAGACCATCACCCGACGGTGAGACCTCCACATACGTTGCCGGCGTCAGCTCAAGGATCTCGGCTGCCCACGGCTCGAGTTGCCCGTCAGTGAGGCAGTGATCGAGGTCGATGCAGACGATCCCATCACCATTGAGCACGAACCCGGGACCAGCACCCACGCTCGAGGTTGCGACCTCACCATGAGTCGACCAGGTCCTCGAGTTCGTACTCGATGCCGGTCGCCCATTGATCGTGAGCGGAACCTTCGTGCTCGAGTACCGGATCCATCGGGCCTCGGCAACGAGCTCGTCCGGGAGGATCGCCTTCGGCTTCGCCCGATGAGCTGCGACCCGACACCTGGTCGAGCAATAGCGAGCATCGATGCGCGCGAGCGCAGACAGACGCGAGTGGCAGTGGGAGCAGGACCTCATGGCCAGCACGCTAGCCGAGCTCGCCGGCCCAGGTGTAACGCCTATCGCTCGGTGACCTGCGGTAACCCCCGAACATCGGCGGATGCTATGGTCATCCCCGGGGGTGCGTTCCGATCTACTCGTAGCTCGGCCTCATGGCCAGCACGCTAGCCGAGCTCGCCGGCCCAGGTGTAACGCCTATCGCTCGGTGACCTGCGGTAACCCCCGAACATCGGCGGATGCTATGGTCATCCCCGGGGGTGCGTACCGGTCCACTCGT